GCGCATCGGCCTCGCCGACCTCGCCGCGCCCGTGGGTTACACGCCTGCGGCCCGCGCGCCTGGGCCTCCGAGCGGCAAGGTTGCCGTCATCCCGATCCACGGCACGCTGGTGCGCCGAACCTCGGGCCTCGAGGCCGAATCGGGTCTCGCCAGCTACACCGGTATCGCCGCGCAACTGGACGCCGCTCTCACCAGCCCCGAGGTCGCTGCGATCCTGCTCGACATCGACTCGCCGGGTGGCGAGTCGGGCGGCGTGTTCGATCTGGCCGACCGTATCCGCGTGGCGTCGCAAGTGAAGCCCGTCTGGGCCGTGGCCAACGACATGGCGTTCTCGGCGGCCTATGCGCTGGCGTCCGCCGCCACCCGCGTGTTCGTCGCGCGCACCGGCGGTGTCGGCTCGATTGGCGTCATCGCCATGCACATCGATCAATCCGTCAAGGACGCCAAGGACGGTGTTCGTTACACCGCCGTGTTCGCGGGCGAGCGCAAGAACGACCTCAACCCGCACGAGCCGCTCTCCGACGCCGCGCACGCGGTTCTCAAGGCCGAGGTGGATCGCGTCTACGAGCTGTTCGTCGAGACGGTCGCTCGACATCGCGGCCTCGATGCGGACGCCGTGCGCGCCACCGAAGCGGGCCTGTTCTTCGGACCGGACGCCGTTGCCACCGGTCTTGCCGATGCCGTCGGCAGCCTCGACGACGCGCTCACGCAACTCACGCAATCGCTTTCCCCACTCCCGACTCAGGTGGCTCCGGCCAGCCAAGCGGGCTTTCTTCGCAACCACCAGATGGAGTCTTCCATGAATTATCGAACCGACCCCGCTGCTCCTGATCGGCCTCTTGCTGATCCTGCTGGCAGTCCTCCTCAACCGTCCGCCGCCTCCACCGCCACCGCGCTGAGCGTGGCCGACGCCGTCGAAATCGCCCAGACCTGCACGTTGGCCGGGCGAACCGACCTGATTGCGGGCTTCCTCGAAGCCCAGTCCTCGCCCGCCAAGGTGCGCAGCCAACTGCTTGCGGCGCAGGCCGAAGCCAGTCCCGAAATCACCAGCCGCATCGCCCCCGATGCCGCGCGCCCTGTGGCCAGCAATCCGCTGATCGACGCCGCCAAGCAGATCGCAGCGCAATCCACCAAGAAGGAGATCTGAGATGCCCGCTCTCGCCGAACCTCTGAACCTGGGCGACCTGCTCAAGTACGAAGCCCCCAACCTTTACTCGCGCGACCGCGTCACGGTCGCTTCGGGCCAGAACCTGCCGCTGGGCACGGTGGTCGGCATCGTCACCGCAACGGCCAAGTTCAAACAGCTCGATCCGTCCGCAGAAGACGGCACGCAGGTCGCCGCTGGCGTGCTGCTGCAGGCCTGCGACGCCACCTTGATCGACCGTGACGACGGTCTCGTCGTCGCGCGCCACGCCATCGTCGCCCACCATGCGCTCGCGTGGCCCGACGCCATCACCACCGCCGAAAAACTCACCGCCATTGCGCAGCTTAAGGCGCTGGGCGTGCTCGTTCGCCAAGGAGCCTGACCATGAACAACCCCTTCAGCAATCCCGCCTTCTCGATGACGGCGCTGACCGCCGCCATCAACATCCTGCCCAACCGCTACGGGCGTCTGGAAGAACTGAACCTGATGCCGTCCAAGCCGGTACGGCAGCGCCAGATAGTCGTCGAGGAAATGAACGGCGTGCTCAACTTGCTGCCTACGCTGCCACCGGGTTCACCCGGCACGGTTGGCGTGCGTGGAAAACGCAAGCTGCGCTCCTTCGTGGTGCCGCACATCCCGCACGACGACGTGGTGCTGCCGGAGGAAGTGCAAGGTCTGCGTGCCTTCGGTTCGGAAACGGAAACCGAATCCATCGCCAACGTCGTCGCCCGTCACTTGGAGACCATGCGCAACAAGCACGCCATCACGCTGGAGCACCTGCGCATGGGGGCGCTCAAGGGTGTGATCCTCGACGCCGATGGGTCGGAGCTGGTGGATTTGTTCGATGCCTTCGAGATCGATCAGACCGTTGTCGAGTTTCCGTTTTCCAACGAGAAAGGTGACGTCAAAGGCGCCTGCATCGCTACGGCAGCAGCGATCGAAGAAGGTCTCAGCGGCGAATTTTCGACTGGTGTTCATGTGCTGTGCTCGCAGGAGTTCTTTGCGGCACTGATTGCCCACCCGACGGTAAAAACGGCCTATGCCAATTGGCAAAACGGTGCCATCTTGATCAACGATGTGCGAAAGGGCTTCACCTATGGCGGCATTACCTTCGAGGAGTACCGGGGGAAAGCTGTAGCGAGAATCGGCGAGACCGTTGTCGTGCGCCGTTTCATCGAGGCAGGCGAAGCCCACGCCTTCCCGACCGGCACCATCGACACCTTCGGCACCTACTTTGCACCAGCCGACTTCAACGAGACGGTGAATACGCTCGGCCTGTCGCTGTACGCCAAGCAGGAGCCGCGCAAGTTTGACCGGGGCACCGACCTGCACACGCAGTCCAACCCGCTGCCGATGTGCCATCGCCCTGGTGTGCTCGTGAAGCTGGTAGCTGCATGATGGGTCTCGTCGAGCAGGTTTATGCCGCCGCTTTGAGCGCTGGCCTTCTGCGGGATTGCCGGTGGCAGCCTGCCGATGGCTCGCCGTCGCAGACGCACGCGGTCGGCTTCACGGCACCGGACGACACCGTGTTCGAGGGACTGGCCTCGACCACCGACCACCAGATGTCGTACCCGGCCTCGGTCCTCAAAGGGCTGGCTCCGCGCGACACAGTCGAGATCGATGGCGTGATCTATCAGGTGCGTAGCACCCGGGCCGTGGGCGACGGCTCGGAGATGCGCGCACAGCTCACCCGGGTGTAGCGCCATGTCCGGCAACTCGATCCGCGAACAGATCCTGCTCGCGGTGATGGCGGCTGTCCGACCGCCGGTGGAATCGCTCGGTGCGACGCTACACCGCTCGCCCACGGTGGCCATCAGCAGGGAGCAATGCCCGGCACTGGTGGTGTTCCCCGAGTCCGAATCGATCACCGAGCGCGCCAACGACCGCGTCACACGCGAGCTCACGGTGCGCCTCGTCGCGCTGGCCCGCGCGGTACCTCCCGCCATTCCGGAAACCGAGGCTGACCGGCTGCTCACTGCCGCCCATGCTGCGCTGCTGGCCGACCGGAATCTGGGTGGCCTTGCCTTGGGTATCCGCGAGCAGGAATGCGAGTGGGACGTCGAGGACGCCGATGCGGTGGCCGCAACGATCCCGGCGCGCTATTGCGTCACTTACCGAACGCTCGACACCGATCTTTCAGCCAAAGGATGACAACCATGACTTCCATCGTTCTGACCCAACCGCACACCCACGCGGGCCAAGGCCACAGGGCGGGCGAACGGCTCGATGTGGATGGTGGCACCGCCGACTGGCTCATCGCCAACGGCATTGCCCGCCACGACCGCCAGCCCGTACCCGAGCTCCAGCCGCAAGGCGACGGTACGCCCCTCGAACCCAAAACCATCCAACGCAAGGAATCCAAATCATGAGCACCTACGCAAGTTTTCAGGGCCGCGTCTTCCTCGGCAAGCGCGACACCGACGGCCTTCCCATCGAAGTGCGCTCGCCCGGCAACGTCGCCGAGCTAAAGCTCTCGCTCAAGACCGACGTGCTGGAGCACTACGAGAGCCAGACCGGTCAGCGCTCGCTCGACCACCGGATGGTCAAGCAGAAGTCGGCCACCGTGAACCTCACCATCGAGGAGTTCACCAAGGAAAACCTCGCGCTGGCGCTGTACGGCAACCACGTCACCGGCAGCACGGGCACTGTGACGGCCGAACCCATTGGCGGCGCGGCTCCGGTGGTCGGCGACCGCTACTTCCTCGCGCACCCCAAGGTCTCGGCACTGGTGGTGACCGATTCGGCAGGCACGCCCGCGACGCTGACCGCAGGCACGCACTACACCGCCGACACCGACTTCGGTGCCCTCCAGTTTCTGGATACCACCGGCTTTACCGCACCGTTCAAGGCGGCCTACAGCT